TCACCCCTCCGGATGCAGTCGGGTACTGGCGTGTGCGGTAAGGCCGATTCCGGCCATGATCAGGCCCTCCATGACGCGAGGGCCAACATACTGCTCCAGCTCGCCGTTCTCGCGGGCGCGCTGTGCGGCCAGCAGGATCTCCAGCACCACCCGAAGGCCCGCCAGAGAGCAATCGGTATCTGCCAGGGCGATGCGTCGGCCGGGCATCTGATGGCGTTCCGGCCACGGCTGGCCATCGGAGGCGGCGCCCGAGCCGATGCTGTGCAGCAGGGCGATGAGGGTGTTCGGGTCCAGCGCAGGGCCATTCGCAGGCGTGTCGCGAATCGGGTGCGGGGCAGGGGAGTGGGGCTGGGTCATGGCTGGGCTCCTTGCGTGCATGCAGAAGCCGCCACCGATAAAGGTGGCGGACGGTGCGAGGTTCGAAACCCGGTGTTCGCTAAACCGGCAGGCACAAGGCCTCCACGCACCGCCCGCCATAGCCGGCCGACGGATTGCCAGCCGGCACCACACAGGGTGATGCCGGCTGGCAAGCGTTTATTTCAGCGAACTACCGGGGTTTCGAATCCCGGCCACCTGTTTCCGGTGGCACGGAGAGGAATACGCCCGGCTGTGCGCGATGCCAATGCAGTAAGGCCGATGCCGTCACCACATTCAACATTTTCAGAATCGTTGCATATGGCGCAACGGACCTGGAGCCTTGCGCCGCAAGGCTGTTGTCGATGTCGGCGGTGCACGCCTGACGAGTGTCGGCATCCGCCCGGCGGGGCCGTGAACGAGGCGGATGCGACAGGGTTGCCAAAGGCCGCCAGGCGTCAGTAGCCCTTCAACGCGACCTTGGTCCGTTCCAGCCATGCGGCATTGTGGCTGCGTGCGTGACGCGACCAGTGCTGGGCATCATCGATGATGCTGGCGAACAGGCTGCGGGCCTGCTCACGATCGTCGGGCTGCGGCTGTGCCATCAACCACTCGGCGTACAGGCAGCGGGCGGCGGCATCGTTTCCGCATTCCACGGCGCGCTCGAACGCGGTACGGGTGCCGGGCGCTTGGGCAGCCGCCAGTGCCTGCGCGTAAAGCAGGGTCTGTTCCGGCTTGCGGCGCCCATCCGGATGGCGGGCGAACAGGCCGTCCAGCGTCTCCGCCGCAAGCGCGGGCTGCCCGGAATCGAGGCGGGCACGGGCAAGGCCGGTCAGGATGTAGGGATCGTCGCCCAGCGGCGAGCTGGCCGCCTGCTCCAGCAGGGTTCTGGCTTCCTCGGCCTGGCCGGCATCCAGCAGCGTCATGCCCAGGCGAACCCGATTCTGCACGGTGGGCGTACGCGCCAGTTCGGCACGCGCGTTGCGCAGGTCCTGGCCCGGGTCCATGAGCTGCTTGGCGGAGCGGATTGCCTGCCGCGCGCCGCGCGAGTTGCGGGCTTCCGGGAAGTAGATCGCCAGGAAGTAGACGATGCTGCCTAGCAGTGGGAAGGAGAAGAGCAGGATGAGCCAATAGAGGCTCTGGCCCGAGCGGATGGCGTGCACCGCGAAGTAGATGGCCGCCAGTACGTGGAGTCCGATTCCGATATAGGGCATGTGTGCCGCCTCGTTCCTTGTGAGGGGTGGAACTATAGTGGGGGAGGGGTGGGGCGCCAATGGGCGGGGTGATCGGGCGTGACGCGTCACGTTAATAGGGTGGGTTCTGCAGGACGGAGCGCTGCATGCCACTATGTGGCGGGGCTGCATTGATGGAAGGGGATACATGGAACGTACGCAGAAGACGCTAACGATGGCTGATGTTGCTGGATGGGGTTCGGCGCTCGTCACGTTCGGGTTGATTCAAGGGGCCTTTTATCTGAAGGCGTATTGGGGCACTTCGGCCTGGATCCCTTTCAGTTTGTCGCCGTAAGCGAGCTTGCGCTGGCAGGGCTTGCGGGGATCGGCATGGTGTTGTTCTTCATACTGATTGCGCTGCTGCTTGGAGGGTGGGTCGAGGGGAAGGTGACAGCGACGCCGTCCCCAGCCAATCTGCTGATGTGGCTGACCCTGGCTCTTTGTCTTGTTGGAATGGGCGCCTTGCTTTGGTGGTCCAATGCCTGGCCAATTTTGATAGGTGTGGCGCTGACGGGCATATGTGCAATGGCAGTACGCCTGTCCCCAGTGTTGCCGGCCGCCGTGAAGAACTCGCCGTGGCTGGTCTATGCGCTCGTGATGATTGTCTATGTCCCGATCTCTTCAAACTGGCTTGGCTTCGAACGCGCCAAGGCGATTACTTCTGGCAGCAGCGAGTACACGGTCAATGTGACCATTGATGAGAAGGTGCAAGGTAGCCTGGGTTTGGTGGGGCGCTTGGGGGACAACTATGTGTTCTGGGACATGGCACAGAAGATTGCAGTTCTTGTGCCTGTGGGCGGCGTGAGAAGGCTGGTGATTGCGCAAAAAAACGTTTTGCCTGACAAGTCAGTCCAGTCGCGATAAGGGATGTTTATCGGGAGTAGAGGGGTGTGCACTTACGGGCGAGAGTGGCCATTTCGGACGCTTACGCTTCTTCTAGGAAGCACCTGCTATCCACCACCGTCCATGTCGGGAGCAGGGCTCTTCAGTTACACCCTTCTTGCCGAGCAGCATCCTTCCCCGAACTAAGGACCGCACCCAGTGCTTGAATAAACTCGCGAACTTCCGGCCGCGATCAACGAGACCAAGGTATAATTCTCTTCGCGGCTCACGACAATTCCATTGCTTTGTTGGAGATTGAATTGATGGATAAGATTTCGCTCAAGTTTGAAGAGGGCCTGTTGCTGCCGGGAACTTACATCATAAGCAAGGAAGACTTCATTGCGGAGTTCTGTAGCAGTCCCGAGAAGACCTTCGGCCATTATCAAGAGATGGCTCGCTCGAAATTCCTCAAGCCATTCCTGGATATTTACGAATGGGCCGAGGAGGCTGGGGCAACGTCAATTGTCGTCGGAGGGTCATTCGTATCGCGCAAAAATGATCCCAATGACCTGGATGTAGTGATCTTTTTCGCCACATCTTCGCAGGTCCCACACGGCCGGGAACGCTACGACATAGATGGCCTCATGCTCGATGTGCAACTTCTTGCGGAGGACCAGCCCGAGATCGCTAGTGCATACCTTGAATTACTGGGGACCACCCGATCCGGCGCTAGGCACGGCTTGGTCCAGGTAAAGATGCACAGCTCTGTGCAAACCTTCTACAGGCCTGAGCAGTCGTCACAGAGCCTTGAGATAGTCAAGGTTGCATACTTGGGCCGGCGCTGGTCGAAACAGCAGACAACGAAGGGGGTTATCGTACCGTTGCACGGGATTCGAACGCATGCGGACGGATGGCTACCACGCCTGTGTCTATCTGCGAGCACGTCAGGATGGGCTGTTGCTCCCTATGTGTACGGGTATCGATCTGCAAACGTCCTTCGCAATGAGGAGGAGAAGGCTGAAATCGTTGAGGGGTTTAGATCCTGGCTGATTGATGTCCGAAAGGAATATGAGGGTCCAATTTCCATCGTGGCGCACTCTTTCGGGAGCTACATAGTGGGTCGTTACCTGTCCAATGCCGGTGATATTTCGGAGAAATTCGAGTGCGTAATCCTGTGCGGTTCGATACTCACAACTAATTTCGATTGGGGTGATTTCATTGATCGAGGCATCGTAGGACGAGTCTTGAATACTATTTCAGAAGAAGATGAGTGGGTTAGGTATATTCCAGACGGCGGCATACGTTTTCTGGCGAAGGACGATCTGTTTGGCGCCGCCGGAAAATCTGGCTTCGTCAAGGAGCATCCTCAGCTGTGTCAAATTCGTAGCGCATTGCTGACTCATAACAATGTGTTTCGTGAGGACGTAGTGACCGCCCAATGGCTACCCTATCTGGAAGCATCGAAGGGAGCTCTAGAGCAAAAGGCCTTCCAGCTCTTGCTAGAAAGGCTTAAGTCCGAGACTATGTAACTGGCTGTCAATGTGCATAGGTTTGTTCATGCTGCACACAGCCTCTCGCCAAGGATCCTGGGCACCCGCAGGGAACTGTCGATCCTTCTTTGAGTGCATGGCCGTCAGACTTATTTGCTAGCTCGGCAACTGGATAGACCGCTTCTGGCCGAGTGCGGGCCTTGAGCAGGGACGGAGATTAGGAAGATTTATCGAGGGTAGGGGAGGGCTGTTCCCGCCCCGATGCGGAGGCTGTAAAGTAGCGGCGAGGCTACATCGAAGTGATTTCTGCTCTATACGGGCATTTAAATAACTGAATGTGCGACTGAGGTGGTCTCCCTCAAGGAAGAACAGCGAACGAGCGATCTATGGGCGGAACTAAGCCAGGCAGGAATGAACTTTGTCCGTGTGGAAGCGACAAGAAGTTCAAGCGCTGCCACGGCGGCCTCAATGTCAATTACGAAGAGATGATCTCGCGAGGTGCGGAGGAAGCCAAGCGCAGGGCTGAGATCAATCGGATACAGCAGCAGCGACAGCAAGGCCTAGGTCGCCCAATCATCGCCGACCAGACTGCCGGCAAGCGGATCGTCGCTGTGGGCCATCGCCTATTTCAAGGCGAATGGCCAACCTTTCATGACTTCCTCTATAGCTACATCCTTGACGTTCTGGGGCATGACTGGTTCGAAGCCCAGACGCAACTGGAACACAACGAACGTCACCCTGTCATTCAGTGGCATGAAAGGTTCCTGCTGGCGTCGAAAGCCGCCGACCTGGCGCCAGGCGAGACACGCCAGACGCTGATGACCGGCGCAATCAGCGCATTTCTAACGCTGGCGTATGACCTCTACCTCCTAGAGCACAACAACGTCCAAACGCGCACCCCACAGCTGCGGAAGTTACTGATCGGTCGCTTGAAGTGCCAAGATCAGTTCATCGGGGTGCGTTATGAGATCCGTGTTGCGGCCATACTTTTGAGAGCGGGATTCGAGCTGGAATGGGAAGATGAAACCGATCGCCGAACCAAGCATGTGGAATACACAGCCACCTATCCGCGCACCGGCAAAGCTTTTGGCGTGGAGTGCAAGATCCGAAACCAGGACACTGCGAAGCAGGCGAACCAGCATCTTGGGAGGTTTGCTGGGCTGGTAAGTGATGCGCTGAAGAAGACAACCCCTCATGACCGTTTGATCTTCGTCGATCTGAACATGCACGCCTATCCCTATGTTCCGGGCGGACCACATGATTGGCGAACGATCGGCATCAACACGCTTCGAAGGTTCGAGGCACAACCAAAGGCGGCGACCCTGCCCCCCGCCGTGGTGTTCATCACCAACTATCCTGACCATCACCACCTTGATACTCAGGTTCCTGATGCTGGAGCCGCCATTGAGGGCTTCAAGATCGATGACTATCGGACCGGTGAGATCCTGACCCTGTCGCAGAAGATAGGGATGCGTGTACGTAATCCTGAGATCGAGGCACTCGTAGCATCGATCCAGGAACATATCGACCTGCCTTCCACGTTTGAGGGGGAAATTCCTGGGCTGCCGTCAAACCGCCTGCTCATCGGGCACCGATATCAGATGGACGATGGCGTGGTGGGCACGTTGAAAGACGCCTGTGTGATGAGCGACAACGGGGAGGTCGCGTTGATTATTGCTCGGGATGAAGGCGGACAAGCGATCTACACCAACCAGCTTTCGCCTGAGGAATTTGCTGCTTGGAAGCGCTATCCAGAGACGTTCTTCGGGCAGATCCGCCAAGGACCTGGCCCGATCAACGATCCTATTGAACTCTATGACAGATTGAAAGCTACTTACATCCACACCCCGAAAGAGAAGCTGCTTCAATTCATGGGAGAACACGGCGACCAATTTGCTGCACTCACGCAGCCGGAGCTGTTGGATGTCTATGTGCAAGGCATGGTGAACGCCGTGATGGAGCGGGCGGGGGCGCAAGAAGTCCCGGTGCATATCCAAAGGATGAAGCCGCCGCCGACTCGAACTATTTAGGAGATAACTCACCTAGGTATTGGACGAGCTCGTCGGTGGCCGGGTTGATGCCTACCAATGCGAAAGCGGCTTCAATCTCCGAACTTGGCAAGTGCGCCGCACCCATGCGCATAAACCTGTGGGCGCTCGCGGCGGTTCCGGTGGCGCTTGGCCTGTCTCAGGTGGCGTGGCCGGTACCACGTGGCCGGTGGGCCTTCTACGGCTACTACGTGGGCCATCTGGCTTGCCTTGGGCTTGTGGCGCTTATACTGCCGCCGTGAGCGCCAGCCATTTCCTTGGTGCTCAAGCATCAGGGGGATGCCATGTTCACAAGGATTGCAGCCGGATTGCTGCTGTGTGCACTCGCCGCGCCTGCGGTCGCCCAGCAGATTTACAAGTGCGTTACCAAGGCAGGGACCGAATACCAGTCAACGCCGTGCGCCAATGGTGAGGCGGCGAAGACGTGGGCCGTCGAGGTAGCGCCTCGATCTGAGGGCGTCATTGAGAATGAGCGTCGCCTCGACGCCATTCGACAGCAGAATTCAGCGTCTATCGCGCCTCGACCTGCACCAACGCGTCCTGTGTATCGAAATGGCGGTGGTGGCGGACGCCTCCACAGCATTTCCCAGTACAAGGACCCTGACGCATGCGAGGCCGCCAAGGCTGAGCGTGAGCGCGTTTTCCGCATGTACGGCTCCAACCGGCCCTACATGGTTGGTCGCCGCATGGATGATATGGTTTGGTCGGCCTGCAAATAGCCAACCACTGAAGAGCTCTTCGTATTGGAGAGTGAGAAATGAAAGACATAGACGAACGTCTCGAACACGCTGAGGATCGCGCCAAAGAATTCTTTGCCCGATTCAATCGGCAGAATGAGTACGCGATCCCGCTGCTCCAAGGTCATCTTTACGCCGAGGAGCAACTTGAAAGCATCGTTCTTTCAGTTTTCGATCATCCAGATTGCGTGATCGACGCAAGATTGAATTTTTGGACGAAGACGAAGCTCGCGATGGCGGTAGTCGGGGGAGACCCTCAGTTGTGGAAGGCTGTTGAGAAGCTAAATTCTGCTCGTAATGAGCTCGCCCATGGGAGAGACGCTGCACACCTGGAGCGTAAGATCGATTCTCTCATCGCAGCTATGCCGCTTAGACGCGTCGAGCAATTACTCAATGCTCAAACGAGACTCGATCGGATGAAGATCTCAGTAGCCCTCATTTGCGGCTCTCTCGCACGCATGGCGGACAACTGTCAGAGGACATGACTGGGGTGTAGGGGCGGGCGCCCCTACGGAAAACGCCTCATCCGCGCTGGCGAGGCCTCGGCCCCGATCCTGGTAGGACTGCCGCTGGTGGCTCGGCGTCAGGCCCACGCGACTGCAGCACGATTGTTCCCAAGTATTGAGCAATGGGAATCTGGCGCCGAGCGTGCAGCTTCCATCATCCGGCGCCATTCCTGCGCTTGGCAGGCGGTGAGCGACAGCCAGGCCAAATCTTCAGGAAGCAGCTCGCGGCCTTCAGGCGTGATCAGACGATCACCGAGGAAAGAAAAACCGGCCCAAGGGCCGGTCAGGTCAATACGGTGGCGCGGGTCGAACTCAATCATGCCGCGATCTCATCCTTGGCCGGGGACTGAGGACGCAGGCAAGAGCCGAGCCAGAGGCCCAGCCATTGCCATGCAGAGCCAACAAAGGCCCAGATTTGACGGATACGACATTTCGCATAATGTATAGAGCGTGGCCTTATCAACTCCCACCACGGCCGCCTGAGCCTTGTGGGGCAGGGCGAAGCCAACCGCTAGACACAGCGCCATGGCTGTCGCCGCCAGCTTACGCCAGACAGCCTTCTCCTCACGGCTGACGGCACGGGCCTCTCCGACTATGCCCAGCACGCGAGCCAGCGGCAGGCCCGTCAGTCCAGCCAAAGTTGCGCACATCACCGTATCGGGCAGCGAATAGCCCGATTTCCAATTCGCGATGGTTCCGCGTGATACGCCGAGCTGCCGAGCAAATTCCGCGTCACTGCTGACGTTCAGCGCTTTCCGCGCCGCATCGATGAGGTCTGTAACCGTCTGCATCGTTCAACCCTGTTGACACCCTTGTTCAACCCCTTTATACATTGCTCCGCGTTCAACGGCGTTGAGCGCCCCGCCACCGGCACCCCAAGGCCGCTGGCGGGTTCCCTTGGGGAGGAGGGCGGTCAGAGTGCTCATCAATACCAAGCGTCACTCAGACTCTGGGTGTCACCTAATCAGGCCAGTCGCGCCTGATGTCTGCTTCAAGATCCTTGGCACGACTGGGGATATCGGCCAGAGCGTGGAATGCCGTCTCTATGCTGCTGCGCAACACGTCAGATGCTCCAGAGCTTCTTGCCTCGATGCCCATGTCGGCGACTTCATCCAGTGCGTCCAAAAGCATTTCGATAGACGCCAAGGTCAGCTGTTGCGGTCCGGTGAGCAGAGCGAATTCCTCCAGAGACCAAACAATCTTTGGAACTGTGCGTTTAAGCACCCGAAGGATCGTGTCTATGTCGGACTTGGACAGCTTTTCGTAGTCCTTGCCGCCGCCCACTCGACGAAACGCAGCGGGCAAAGCCACCACTTTCCGAAGGCGAAGCAAAATCACATCGACTCGCCGCTTTTTTTCAGCCAAGGCCGCTTGGCGATCGCTCAGATCCTGTGCGAGGCGCAATTCGTGAGTTTCGCGAGCAAAGCGATTGGCTCCGTAACCAATCGCCAAAGCGCCAGCCGCTGCAACCCAAGTGCCAGCCGCAGCCAGCCAATCAGCTGCGTTTCCCGCTTCGATGCATTTGAGGGGGATGTCACTGCCTGTCATAGCAATAGCAGTGATTACAACCCCCATTCCAAAAGCTATGGCCGCGGTCATGCCAGCATCGCGCTTAGAGATCAGCTTGAGATGATTCATTTGCGAGCCACCCCCTGTGGCATCCATGCAATGGTGGGGATTCTGCCATGATCGCGCCTGTTCTGGCCCTCATGCTGCTGGCGGCCATCGTGGCCGTATCCATGGGCAGCGCCAAACTCGTTTCGTGGTGCCTCGACCGGCGTGGGGATTCCGCCCGTCGCAGTGCACACGAAGCGGCCTTCGTAGCCCAGGCACGCGCCGAACTGGCCGCAACGGGCTGGACTCCTGATCACGAAACCCTCTATCAGGCCGAAATCGCGGCCACCAAGCGCGGCGATCTGCTGGCCGCCGCTCGCTACGCCGAAAAGCAGGAGCGCGCCGCATGAGCAGGTATCCGTCATTCGCCGAGCTGGCGGAGTTCGATATGGGGCTCGTTGCGTGTGCTGTGTTGCTGTCGGTCGCTCTCGGCGGGGCCATCGTCTCCATCGTGATTGAGCAGGCATGGCTGGCGCTCCGTCGCCTGTGGAATCTCTGGAAGGAGCATGCCAATGGCCGTTGATCGCGCTCGCTTCCGCATGGCGCTGGCTGAGCCGGTGAGAACCGTTCTCACCGGCAATGGGGCAGGGGGCTTTTCCCCGCTTTCACGCGGTGAAAAGGGTCAGCGGGCGGCGGCGGAGATTGGCCCGGGGAGTAACACGGGCCAAAAGGGTCAGCAGGACGCAATCATTGACTACCTGACCATTGTGGTCCCGCTCTCCGCCCTTGAAGAAGTGAACTGCAAGAAGCTGGACCTCTTGCTGTTCCGCATCTTCGGCTTCCGTGGCGAAGTCGTTGCCGGGGCGATTCGTGAGAAGAACTGGAACTTCTACGAACAGTCGGCGGTGTTGATCGACCGGGAAAACGAGGTGGTAGGCCGTGTCGGCATCGGTGGCAAGAAAAGCACCGTATGCCTGAGCCTCACCGGCATGGGTTGCAAGTGGATTCGTGACTGGGCCCGCGTCTACAAGCAGTGCGCCATGCTGGACGCCAAGATCACCCGCGTTGACTGCGCGCACGACGACTACGAAGGCGAGCGCCTGGACGTGCATGCGCTCCGCGAGGTTGCCGCACAGGGCGGCTTTACCGAGGGCGGCTGCCCTCCGCGCCATCGCTTTATTTCCGATGAAGGCCACAACACCGGCTGCACGCTGTACGTCGGCGGTAAAGGCCACAAGGAACTGTGTGTGTACGAGAAGGGCAAGGCCGAGGGCCTGCCGTCCTCGCGGTGGGTGCGCGCGGAAGTTCGCCTGTACGGCAAGCACATGGAAATCCCGCTGGATGTGCTGTTGAACCCCGGCGCGTACCTGCGCGGCTCGTACAGCGCGCTGCAGGACCTCATCAAGGGCGTGTGCACGCGGCTGCGCACGATCCGCAAGCACGTCGAAGTTTCTGCCGAGGCAATGGTGCTCTGGATGGAGCGTCAGGTAGGCCCGGCCCTCAGTGTTCTGCATGGAGCCTTCGGTGATTCGTTCACCGACTTCCTGCTGGCGCGCGTCGTCCGTGACGGTCACCCCGGACGTTTTCGCGGCATTTCCAAGGGTGAACCACTCCATCGCTACGTGAGAGAAGAACTATGCCTATCTGCCGCGTGAAGTCCGCCGCCGTCGAAGAACGGCACAACAGCAAGACCAACTCCATCATCCGCTCCCAGATGGTTGGCCTCGATTTCGGCAACGGCTTCGAGTTGCCGTTCCGTGTCGGCCTCGGCTCGCGCCCACCGTACCCGCCGGGGGAGTACGACATTGATCCGCAGTCCTTCGCACTGAGCCAGTACGGGGACCTGATCCTGAAGCGTTACGTGGACCTCGTTCCGCTTTCGGCCAAGGCGCTGCCAGTGGCGGCGAAGGCCTAAGTCATGGGTCTCTGCGTTGTCTTCGGGGAAGACGGAAAGCTGATCCCAACCGGTCAGCCCGTTGATCAGTGCGCGGGGTATGTGCTGATGAGCAGCGCAGAGGCATCCATGGTGACCGTCATCGCGGACGCCTTCCAGCCTCCAAGCAAAGAGCAGCTGGCGGTATGGGCAGGCGGTCCGTTCGGCCTCCTTCTTTTCCTCTTCGTCGCCGGTCGGATTGCCGGTTCCGTGGCGACGTTCTTCGACAAACACCGGTAACCCAACTACTCATGAAAGGAGTTTCACCATGGATTACGAAAGCATCCTCAGCGGCCTGTCGGTGGCCGGTGCACTGACCGCCTTCGCTGGTGCCGCCGCGCTGATCGCGCTGGTTGGCTTCGGCAAGTGGGCAGCCAAGAAGGTGGCTGGATTCTTCGGCGGCTGATCGCAAGGGCAGGGTGGGGCAGGGTCACCTGCCCTTTTTATTGGAGGCGATATGGACTTTGACAGCATCCTTGCAAACATCCGCCCACAGCTGGTGGTCATGGCGATCTGTGGAGCAGCCGCAATCGCGGCGCAGATCGAATTCGCACTGTGGGCCGCGCCGAAGGTGGCGCGATTCTTCATCGCGAGGGGAATGCGATGATCTGGTGCCTTTTCGCGGGACTGCTGAGCGCGTTGTGTGGCGTGGTGGCATGCATGGGGCTGGACGCATGATCCGGCTGCTCGCGCTGGCAATGCTCGCATCTTTGGCGCTGCTGATGCCTGGGCACGCGCGAGCCGCTGCGGATTGCCCCAGCAACGGGACCTGCGATCAGGGCAAGGCCTACGCGATGTGCAAAGCGGCGATTGAGCGCACCAAGCAGAAGTTCGACGTTCCGGGCAATCCTTGGGGCAAGCCAACTGTTCGCCAGGACTGTCCGCAAGGCGGCACTGCCGCTAGCGGCTCTTTTACGTGTGCCGTTGCTGAGGGGCCGAATGGTGGTGCGGTTCGGTGCTACAACGCCGCAGGCGACGATAACACCCAGCAGTTCTACTTCAATGGCGCCTGCTCGACGCGCCCATATGAACTTGGCTGGCAAGGTGGAGGGACAGCGGCCACTGTGAATGCCTGTCACAACGGCTGCATGTACACCAGCTCACTTGATCCGGAAGGGGCCGCAGGCGTCGGCTTCTTCCCCACTGGTGGAACTTGCACAGAGTCTGATGCGCCAGCGCCGACGCCTGCAGGGGATGGTGGCGATCCGGGGGAGGGTGGCGGTGGTGACGGCGGCGGTAGTGATCCGGGCGGCGGCGATGGTGGTGGCGACAACGGCGGCGGTGACGGCGACGGTGGTGGAAACAACCCCGGCGGCGGTGATGGCGGCAGCGGCGGGGGAGACGGAGATGGGGACGGGGACGGGGACGGGGACGGTGATGGGGACGGCGGTGGTCCCGGCCCGGGGCCAGGTCCCGGTGAGGGCGACGGAGATGGTCCAGGCGAGGTCGGTAGCGATGGCGGCCCCCTGTACGAGCGGGACAAGAACCTGACGCTGGACAAGGTGTTCAACGACTTCAAGCAGCAGGCCGAGAAGCTGCCGATCATCCAAGCAACCAAGTCATTCTTCACCGTCAGCGTCGGCGGCAGCTGCCCTGTTTTCACGCTACCGGCGTCGCAGTACTGGGACACGATGACCTTCGATCTTCACTGCTACGGCGTCATCTATGAGTCATTCCTGCTGATGGGCTGGGTACTGCTCGCTATCGCGGCATTTATGGCCGCAAAGATCGCGCTGACATGATGAATATTCTCGGCTTCCTGATGCCGCACGCCGGGTGGTTGACCGACCTGACTCAATGGTTGCTCCGGCAGATACAACGCTTCTGGGACGCCCTTGTTGCGTTCTTCAATGACCTGCTCATTCTCGCCATTCAGACGATGCTGGCGCTGATGATCAAGATGATTGGCGCTCTGCCGGTTCCGGATGTGTTGAAGAACTACAGCATCGGCACGCTGCTTGGAAATGCGGGCAGCACGGTGGGATGGTTCGTGCAGACATTCAAGCTTGGCGAGTGTTTGGCGCTCATCGGTTCTGCCGTCGCGTTCCGGATTCTGCGCAAGGTCATGACTATGGGGAAATGGTGACATGCTGGTTTTCAATGAAGGCGTTCCGCGTGCAGGGAAGAGCTATGACGCGGTTAAGAACCACATCCTGCCGACGATCAAGAAGGGGCGACGGGTGTTCGCCCGCCTCAATGGCCTCAGCCATGAGCGAATTGCGGAATACCTGGGCATGCCGGTTGATGAGGTGCAGCAGCTGCTCACGCTGGTAGACACGAAGGACGTGGCAGCGACGTTCGCGTGCTACAAGGATGATGTGACCGGCCAGTGGTGCATTCCGGATCAGTTCAAAGACTCGCTGTGCGTCATTGATGAGGTGCATGAGTTCTATGTCGCACAGCGCCAGCCACTGCCCGATGCGGTAGAAAATTTCTGGGCGCTGCTTGGTCAGAACGGCGGCGATGCGGTCATCATGACGCAGTGGATCAACCGCGTTCATCAGGCGGTGCGTGCGCGCATCGAGCGCAAGAACGTCTTCCAGAAGCTCACCGCTGTAGGCATGAAGAACCGCTACCGGGTGACCTTCTTTCACACCACCTCGCCGGGCAAGTATGAGCGGGTAGGGGGCAAGACTGAGAAGTACGATCCCGCGATCTACCCGCTCTACCACGGTTACGCCGTGGGCGCTGAGAACACCGAGGTGTACGAGGAGGGCGGCACCAACGTTTGGAAGGCGCTCGCGCTCAAAGGCGGCGTCATGGGCGTGGTCGGGATCGTCGGCGCCGTGGCCTTTATCGGTTTCTTCCTGAGTGGCGGCGGGCTGGTGCCGGAGGAAGAAAAGGCGAAGGAAAAGCAGCTGCATGGCGTCACCGCCGCGGCGCCGGCAGATCAAAGCACGATTCCGAATCTGCCGGGCGTGCCCGCTCCCAAGGCCGCCCCTGATCCTATGGACGCGTTGACTCCGGAATAGCGGTACGTGGCGCAGCTGTCGAAAGCGAACCGTATCCGGCTGGCGCTCACGGCTGTCTTTGGCGAGCGCCAGGTCGGCATGGTCGCGTGGGTTGACAGCAGTAACAATACGGTCGACCAGCTGACGTTTGATGCGTTGATTGCGCTGGGCTTCCGGGTGCGAATATTTGCCTATGGCGCCAACATCAGCGCCGACAATTACAAGCTGGTCGCTACACCATGGCCGCGCCAAGCGCCGCGACGGGAGGAGGACCCGACGCTCTATCGCCTGGACAAGCCGGACGCTGGCACCGGCATTGCGACCGCAGGGAGTGAGGCCGGTGCTGGCGTCCGGGTCGTCAGCGCACAAGGGGCAGTTTCCACTGCCGGAGGCACGCTGGTTCGGGTGGGTGAGCGCCCTATGGGGACATTCCCCGAGTCGAAGCCGTACCCACCCAGCTTCTGAGGCGTGATGCGTCACGCAAATTGACGGTATCGAGTACCATCCCTCCAATCTGGAGGGGAATATGGACATTCGACTTGGGGCGATGTGTGCATTGCTGGTCATGACCGGCGTGGCGTCAGCACAGCAGATTCATTCAGCGAGGGGGCCAGCGCCAAAGCCAATTCCGGCAGCGCCCAAGGCCGCGTATAACTCGATGGCGAAGACGACAACGCCATTCAACTGTGAACAGTACCGCTGGCCGAACCATCCTCATCCGGGCATGAAACCGCTCTGTGATGGGCTTGAGGCCAATGCATTACAGCAGGAGTCCAGGCAGGCGGGACGCCCAAGTCCATCTGCCGAGGTGGTGGCGCTACCTGCGATGGGTACGGATGCAGCCAAGCGCTCAGGAATGGCGTGCATTGGCGGTCAGGCGATGCGTAGGCTGCCAAACGGGTGGGAACAGGTGTCCTCGCGTTCTGGCGGCTGGTTGCGCTGTCGGGAGCAGTGATCCGGGGTGTAGGGGCAGCGCCCCTACGGAAACGCCTCACACGCGCTCGTGGCGTCTCGGCCCCGGTACCGGCAGGACTGCCGCTGGCGGCTCGGCGTCAGGGCCAGTCATCGCCACCGCCGACCGCTGTTTGCGCCGGCTCACCACGTCTCGCAGATTAACGACAGTGGCAGGATGATGGAGGATGCTTGCGTCGCGATTGCGCGCATTTCTGGAACTGTCGATCGACGGCGCCGAGCGTGCAGCTTCCATCATCCGGCGCCATTCCTGCGCTTGGCAGGCGGTGAGCGACAGCCAGGCCAGATCTTCCGGAAGCAGCTCGCGGCCTTCGGGCGTGATCAGACGATCACCGAGGAAAGAAAAACCGACCCATGGGCCGGTCAAGTCGATACGGTGGTGCGGGTCGAACTCAATCAT